GCCTAATCTATTATAACGACTTTTTTCCCGTAGGCTTAGGGACGTCTTTCTTTCGTACCAACTTGTCTTCTTCTTTTTCTTTCGAAGGAGACAAGACCTTTTCGGTTTTAACACTTTCAGCCTTTATAAGTGTGGCTTCCGGAACCCATAAATAATAGGCCGGTGGAAGTAAATATGAATGTACTCTGTCGTCGCCAAACGCCAGATACGAAGTATTAAATTCTTCATCAATAGTAGTATTGCTGAAGCCATTCACTTCCATTGTCTCAACCTGTACGATAGATTGAGCATCTGTAGGATAATACGGAATTGTAGCAATCCAAGGGGATTCTACTGTATATACTGGATTATGTGATCTAACCCATATACTTTCTCCAGAGCCACCAATGGCAGCACCTGTTGATGGTGTAAAGTATACAAGTGAGGGATTTGTTTCTGTAGGTTCCATAAAATATTTATAACGCATGGAGCCTCTCTGATATTTAAATAACTGTAACAGAGTATAAAACGGATGGGTATATTTTTGCGATTCTACTGTCACACCAGGACCTATTTGTATACCAGCGGGCACTACACTATTACTAGGTAATGTTAACTTGTTCTGCTGATTGTCCAAAGGTGCGTTATCAAATCTTTTCATAACGTCGGAAATTTTACCTACCGTTTCAGTAGTACAGAAACCTTGTTCTGTTGCCATGTCACATTTGCATGTTATGGCTGGAAAAGTAAATTTGAATTCATCTTGCAAGGAAGTTTGGGCTTGAGGCACTTCCTTGTTAACATTCATATAATTAGGATATATTAAAGATGAAGTTAAAGAAGCAACTTGAAAGTCTTCAGCAGCAGCCCTGAACACAATGAGTGAAATATAAGGTTCTTCACCCAGAGAACAAACAGGCACTGTTAAGCAATCTATTTTCAATTTTGGGGTCAAGTTGGTTCCTTCCAAAGGATTTACAGTTCCGGTCGGAAACGTCATTCTGTAGGGAGTTTGATACAAATAAGGCACAGTCACCTTAGTCATGGTCGACCCTTTTATATCAAGTACTATTGATGGAAAATCTCCTCCGTAAGCGAGATCATCTTCATCATAGTCAACTACATATGAAATGCGAAACCTTGCAGTTGTAAATGCATTAGTAACAAAATAGAACAAATATTTAATACCTCCTCTCCAGTAACGATGTAAGGAAGTAACTAAAGCCAGGTAATCTGGCGTAACAATTCCGTCTCCTGTAGCTGAGTATCCCAAATCAGCTGTAAGTGGGTGACAGTATATTGTCTTCGTAAGGAATGTTTCATTAAAGGTTGCCGTAGTATATAGCATCGGTATCATAGCTAATTCTGTCATAGACATTTCAGTGGAATGACACATTGGAGATATTGGAAAATGTGCTAAACGGGAAGTAGGATATAAGGAAAGTCGATTGGACAAAACAGTTCCTATACCATGCATCATATCATCTCCAAGTGCATATTGCATTTTCATAGGTGTTGAAATATCTTGAGGTTTATCTAATAACTTCGTTAAAGATGCAAAAGCATCTAGAATACCTGAAGCCGTATCTGCAATTAACGGCACTGCTTTAAATAGTGGAGTTATGGCTTTGTCCACTGCATTTGAAATAGGCATGTTTTCATAACTTTTTTCTTCGGTCTCTGGCAAATAGTTGAACTTAAAGGTTTTTCCTGATTGTGCTTCTGGAGGTGTAGATCTAAAACCTGCGGTTCGAACATTTAACAAACGTGCGTATAAAGTAACAGTAATCGTAGTGTTGCCACCTGACGTATTCGCTATAGTTGCGAGAGGCGTAATTGTCAATGTACCAATATACGACTCAACAGACGCAGAGGTATAATCTTTAAGTGGCATGAACACCTGAGGATGCAACCAACCATAAGTTATAGTTGCTGAATCACTAGTTGAATAGTCCAAAAGTACTGGACTTAGCGCCGACCTCTGTATTAAATTCCAACGGGAGTCGGAAATACAGTCATGATAAAATGAAACCATACACATTCCTTGGTGATATGGAGTCGAATTAACTTTTATACTAACTTCTAAATCTGCTCTAAAATAATAAAAAGTAGATAGAGCTGCGCGGATAGAGGGCATATTAAAGAAAACTTGAGGGAAGCTAATTTGATAAAAAGTAAAAGCGGGACTTATTGGAACGTCCGCGATCTTGTATTGTCTAGATAAAATCTTTGCGGGAGTCTGATCTTCGAAAGGATTTGCTGCTTTGAACATATTTGGTTGCTTACAAAAGTCAACCTTCAAAAGCGATACATCTTTATTGCAAGTTATACCTTTCTTTTCTTCTACTAACGTATCTTTAACTTCATCTAATAAAGTTTTCTGATCATTTTTCTGGACCGGATTGGTCTCTAAAGTTTGTGTTATTTCTGTTATCCTGCCGATAGGGTGGTATTCGGATAGCTAACCACCTCGTTGCTCATATTATGAACGAAAGAAGGCTATTCTGAAAGGGATGAGAAAAATGGAAGACGAACCTTTCTTGTGCATCTATCTTAAGTTCGTTTGGAGTTTAATGACATCCAGGTCGAGTTGGAGTTTATAGACATCCAGGTCTTAATTGCTTTAAAAAGCTAGGCCAACATAGGCCATTTTGAGAGCAGTGCGATCAACAGTAAGCTGTTTCCATTTCCTGCTTCTCAAATAAGCATTAGCGTATTCTTTGAAATCTTCAAACTGCTTCTTGTCATAATAAGACATTTCGGCCGCCGCAGTATTCAAATTGTCTTGTTCACAAATTTGCATTGTTCTCCCAATTTTAAGATTTGGCCTGACCCAATTTATCATAGATGAGATTGAATCTTTATCTAAAACGGGATAGACAATTCCATCTTCTTCTCGAAAATATCTTTTAATAAACTGGACTGATTCTTTTCCATCAACATAAAGTAAGGGCATAAACTTTGGAATATCTCTTCCATCTTTATAAATGGAAGTTGTTGTCATATGGAAGTACTTTTTCCGTAAATCTGCAAGTATTTGTCCATTCCACCGATCTTCTTCCAGATCGTCATGTACAGTGTGAGCTCCATCATCTCCAAAGACACCACTCGCCACCCAATCATCATAATTAAGATCGGGATTAACCTTGTCCCAACAAGCTCTGCAAATAAAAGAGTTATAACAAGAATTAATCACTGCAGTTATATAGGAACCTGAAGGCATTCCAGAAATTCGATACATGGTTTTGCCGTTAATAATATATGGATGCAAGGACGAACGGAGAACTGTTATAAAACCAATTCTAAGCTCATTATCTACTTTCTGTTCTTGTAAATATTCGTCCATATAGTCAATAAATTGAGACCGTACGTTCCAATCCCAAGTAGCAATATCATCTGCAATTCCTTTCACCTTACTTTTACTAGCCAATTTACCAAAAAAACGTTGCCAATCGTTGCTATGAGGGTTTATTCCAATATAAATATCGCCTTCTCCTTCATGCTTAAGCATTTGCTCAAATATGGTTCCACAAAATATACGAGCTTCTATTAACGCGACTTTTGCCCCATTACAAAACAATCTAGGTACCCATACTTTATGTGGAGCTCGCAATTCATCTTTAAGAGTCCAAGTGGCAAAATAGGGCGGGACGCGATCACGAGCATAATATTTAAGTCTCCGTCTAGTAAATATTTTCTCTAAAGAAGGTGTCATATACAATTTTCCTTTTTCGTCACGTTTTAAAATATCTTCCATTTTCTTTCCATTTTCAGAAAAACCGGTGCTGGAAGAGCCAGACATATCAATCGGACCTAAAAATTCGGATCCTAATACACCATTCAAAGCTTCATCAACCGATAGTTTACGAATACAATTCCAATCAAATCTGTCATGGAAAATTCCTTTAAAGTATTTGGCTTTATAGGGTATATCAAAAGTTGGAGTGGTTCTACCTTTCAATTTGGCCATCGCATTTTTAGTGGGATCTTGTTTAATACCTTTATCATCTAATCCTGGTTTTAATTTAGCTGGACTTTTAACACAGGGTGGTAAAGGAAATTCTAATTTTCTACCATTAACAATTAATGGTTCTTCAATATCAGTCCGAACTAGTTCTGTTTTCCCGGGTTGAAAGAAGACTTTAGGTTTTCCTTTCTCAATGATTTCACAAATAGACTTCGCACCTTCAACGATATGGGCAAAAGTTGGCTGAAATTCAATTTGTCTTTCTTTAACATCTTCAATCGGATAAAGATCCGCGGGGGTAATGTTAACTTGACATTGTCCTAAGGCTTCTTGATCTATATCTTCAATATATATAGGACAAAAATAGGATCCTCTTTTCATTCCAGCACAATGTATTCCCAACAATTTCTTTTGAAACGCATTGTTATCAGTCATAATTGCATAGCCACAATCACCCGCAGCATTAGGCATGCCCTCAACAAAATACATTGAGGCAACAGGCAATTCTTGTCCTTTAAAAGTTACTTTAGCGCAACTAGATTGCATAGCCTTCGGAGCATGTTGCACATTGAAAGTTCCTGAATCGTCAAAAGTGAGTTTACAAATACCCTCAATCATAGTTCTAACAGACCAATCTTTTCTAGACTGCAGATGTTTAGTAATATCAGCATACGGTGGCAAGGGAGTACCCCAAATGTTGATAAAGGCCAAATCCCTTCCGTCAGTAGCAAATTCTACATTAAATTGTTCCCTATTTAGACGTACCCAAGAAGAATCTCCATGCCCGGTCCAGTAAAAAATCAAATGAGTAACTTTTCCAATCTTAAATATGTGTGACGCAGTTGTACAAAGATTAGAACCAAGAAAAGTGACAAACTGACGGCCTATAGTACCATCTGCCATTTCGAAACCCACATATTCCATATTTCGTGCTATCTTAATCATAAGCGAGGAAGTTCCTCCGCTTTGTCCTTTTACTTTTTCGTTAACAATTTCACTTCCTTTGGAATGTCGTATAGTTTGAGATTGTCCTTTGGGTAACAAAGTCTTTTTCCTTCTGATATTCTTTGCCAATTGTTTCTTAGCCCTAACTTCAGTGTTTTTGTCAAAAGATTGGGCTTTGGTTTCAACTTTACGTCCAAGCAGAGTAGTAATCAAAAACGTAATAATAGCTACTATAGTTGCAATAACTGCTAAACCACAAAGACAAGCTATAATTTGGCAGGCTATGGTCGACTTTTGATCATAAGGAGTTATAATTTGTGGAACAGTGATTTGATTGTCTCGATAATAACCTCTTTCTTCAGAACCAACAATATGGGGAAAATTAAGCGTTTCTTCGAAAATATGGTGTCCATTTTCAAAAGTATGTCGATACATTTCTGTAGTTATATCACGTTTGGCTATCTTAATCTGGTCCGTAAGCCAACCGTTGAAAACTTGGTCGGCAAATTCCAATGTTGGTTCATTCTCATCAAATATGACATCTCCAGCGGTACAGAAAACGTCAAACTTAAGAGATTGAGTATTTTTCCTTCTTAATCTAATGTCCAAACAGTGACAAATGTTGTTGACATCTTTGTCTAAATGAGGTTCATATTTATAAAAAACCATGCGATGACGAATATAATTGCAAAATCGAACTACGAATTGACTATATTCTTCCAAGCCACCTTCTCCGGAAATATTACTCAATAATTTAGTAAACTCTTTAGCCAATGTACCAGATTCTCGCAACATATGAATTTGCCACCAATCTTCATCGGGCTGGAAAAACCATGTTAAGGTCGAAGCAGTAAATTCCTTTACCGAAATTAAAGGTTTAATAATTTTCTTCGTAGAATAATTATAAGAATTTTGTTGAGATACAGCTTGAACAGCGGCAGGGCTCGTACGCATAGTAAACTTATCTAATGAGTGTGTTAAATAGTGTCTAGCATTGGAACTGAATAATTTCTTGTGCATTAAAAGATCGACATCAGTTTTACAAGGTCCAAAACCCACCCAATCAAAAAAAGTTTTTTCAATTTTTTCCGGGGTATCAGCTTCTACTACAGCAGAGGTAAATTGTTCTCTTGTTCTTTTAAGATATTCGGGGGCATGATCGTGGGTAGGATAATGTTTCTCAACATCCTGATTAGTCAATTTTGGTGTTACAACTTTCTTAACTACTGTTTCCTGGTATTCCCTCTCCACGGCTTTCTTTTTCTTCCAAGATTCATCTTCGACGGGAACTTCAAATACATTATCGGAATCATTGGAATTGTCATCGCCGTCCTCAATTATAATTTCAACTTCATCATCAGAAGGCTGATCCATCTGGGCGTCAGGAGTACAATCCATATTATTATTATATTTGAAATCATCTGCCATATCATATTCCATCCGCAGAGAACGCATGCGATTAGCAACAACCATATTTACCTGGCAGGAATTGCAAAGAACAGCTTCACATTGATAACGTTTTCCACCAGCCAAATGAGTTTTGTAACAATATTTACATCCAGTGTCCCATGTAAACTCATAATTACACCTACAACTCATAGGATTCTGACATAGTGCGTTATGTTTAATCGTCCAACACAACTCACATTGAGCATCTGGATTTTCGAGATGTTTTCTGACAATCTTATTTCCTTCTTCAGCCATAGCAGATAAAAGAGAGCCTGGTGGCAAAATTTCTTCTCCTGGTTCTGTTGTACGCCAAGTCTTAACAGGGGGTTTGTAGTTAAATGAAGGTTTTGTTTTTGCGACAGGAGGTTTAGGCGGCATTGGTTTCTTATCTGTATTCACAGGCTGTAATCCTTCGCTCTTCTCTCGAACTATTCCACCCATAACCGCGCTGGTTCTAACCTTACCTAACACTTCTTCATCAGTGCATGATGTAAATCTATTAAAATCTGCA